CTTATTTGTGCCATCAAAGTTAAAGCGTTCGTAACTATACTTAGCTGCACTCGTTCTACCTGTATCTCTTTCTGTCCAACTTGAGCCACCTGCTGTGGCACTGTATATCTTTGTTCCTCTTGCAGCAATTACGTAGTCACCAAAAGTTGCAACCATTAAAATCTTTTCACTAGAAGAACTTGTGTAGGGAACAACGACACTTACATACTTACTAAAACCGTTTATTCTTCTGTAGCCACCCTCAATGTCTGGCTCAAAGTTCTGTAGTTCTAGTGCCTCGCCTGCCTGCATCATAAAGGTTGATCGGTTCAGGACTAGTCCACCTTCGCAGTTAAATGCTACAGGTTGAACCTGTGACATGTCAGGCATTAGATTACTCCAAGGCTAGTATTTAACTGTCCGTGTTGAGTTCTAGGTATATAAGTTGACCTTACATAGTCAAACTTATTAATTAGAAGTGTTTGCATATTCTTAATACCCTGTTCAAATCTAGCAAAGTTAAGCTGATACTGTGTAGTTTCACCACGATACTGATAAACAAATGCTGTTGCACCATCTACGATAACTGGATCAAATCGTGCAGGCACTGTCGTAGTATCATCGTGAGCAGACATATCACTAGGATATGTGTAGTAGTCAAACTTGATCTGATAGGATTTAGTGGGAAAGGGATATACGAGATAGTTATTATCTTTACTTCTTACTATGTGTCTGGGTATTCCCCCACCGTCAAACTGTGTGACAGTTACTCCGTTGCTGTGTGAAGCAGCGGTAGTGGAGTTTGCACCTCTCGTGCATCCAGTAAGTGTATTTGTACTAATGCCAGTATATGTTATTTGTTCATTGTCAATGTATACTGTGCCGCTACTGTCAAAATCTGAAGCACTAGTTAGATCTATCTCTGTTTCAGATGTATCTATTGCTTCGGCAGCAGTAGTAGAATTAATCTCGTCTTCCTGTGTTATATAACTATTAACATAGTCATTGTAGTCTAGTACAGATAACCTTCCACCTGACGTTCCTAGATCACTATCTTTAATTAATCTAAATGTACTATAGTCTACTGTCTTTGTACTAGTTGGTAAACTATAGCGCACTACCCCTGCAGTTAGAGTCTTAGTAGCTGTTGCATGATTAAAAGGGTAATTAAATTCTCTTTGGTTAATATATCGCACTGCCTCATTAATAGCATTTTGAGCTTGGATCTGTATTCCCCTAGCTGAACTAAAATTAGATGAAGTTAATTGAACCTCATTTAATCTAGCTATTACTGAATTTGTTAAACTTAAATAAGTGCCTGACATATGTTCTCTTTATCTAAAAAGGAAGGGCAAGTTAATGCCCTCCCTAATTGTTAAGTTAAGCGAGTTGATCTCTATCAACATCTGCTGCTCTACCTGCTGCACCTAAGTCGTTACAGTCAATTATACAAGCGTAAGCTCGCAATCTTCCTGTAGCAGGAGCAGCACCTGCAATTTTACAGTCAATAGTATCTGTAGCAGATTGAAATTGCGTAAACAGAGAAGCAGCACCTGTGGTAACGTCATTAGACTGTCCGTTACTACCTTCAGCACAGTAACCTGTGGAAGTAATATCAGCACCGTCAATGATGTCATCACCTGCTGCAAAGTCCATATCCAAAGTACAGCTTCCAGTGAAAGCCTTCTCTACTTCAGCACCTGCAAATAGCACTAAGCATCCTGCAGGAATTTCAAGTAGTTGAAAGATGTCACCGTCTGCGCCTGAATACCCTGCAGCAACAAGTGCGTCAATGTCCAAGTATGCTTGAACCATACGCATTACACCCATACCAGTTTGTGATGGTAGGGTTGCTATAGAGTTGGAAGAAACACCAGTAGTGTCTTTTGATGTCATATCATAAGTTGCCATTGTGTATACCTCCCTACGCTACGTTATATTTAGCAGTACAGATTGCCTCTGGTCGGAGGATCTTTCTGCCGTACAAATGCATACCACGAACAATGTCAGCAAAGCTGTCAGGGTCACGATATGTCTCAGTCTTGTTGATCTGCTCGGCAGTAGCAACTGCTGAACTATGACCTGCAACAAGAATACCGTAGTTTGAGTTCTGGTTTGCAGAACCTGTTGTGGATGGACCAGTACCAATAGAAGGTAGGTTATTGGACATATACACATCAAATCCATGAATTTTACCAACAGACAATCCTGATCGTAAAGCTCCAGACTCACCCCAGTTTGAGTTCAGAAGACGTGAATCTTCATCCTTTAGAACTTCAAGGAAGGTTGGATGTACAACAAGCCATCTTCCATTAGTATCTACAAACTGAGTATCAAGTAATCTACCCATTCTAGCAATAACTTGCAATGGAGTAGCCGTTGCAGTAGCTTGCGCTGTTGCACCGCCCATCCTTGGAGCTATTGGAATAGAGTGATCACCTGCACTTGAGGTAGTAATGTTACCAAAGTCGCTCTTCTTCAACTTCATGGAAGATAGCAATTCGTCAGAACCTGCTGTAGAGACAGCCTTAGAACCTGAAACGGTGCTATTAGCTGTACCTGCTAGTGAACTGATACTTGATTGCGACCAACCAGAGAGATATCCGAGACACTCTTGGTCATATTGATCGGCTAACCGATATGCGGCACGATCAGAAGCAAGCTGCGAGAAATTCACGTGTGAATGCGCCTCTTCTATATCGTCCATTTTAAAAGCAAAATAATTTGCCTTGTCAACAACGAGCGTAAAATCTTCGTCATCAAGATCTTGCGGAGTTATTTGCGCTCCACGAGCATACTCTTTGACTGTAATCTCAGGCTCTTTGATAATTCTGACTGTATCTCCCATTGAGGAGATCTCGCCAAAATAATCCGAATTAGTGATTGAACCAACAACCGTACTTTTTCGGAAGGCTAACTGGACCTGCTTGGAATAGATAACTGGTGAAAAGTTACCATTGGGCAGATTACCATAGCCTGCTGCAGTTTTAAATGCCATGATTAAAATCCTTTCATATTAAAACTTGTCAAATGCAAAACACCACTACACTTTAAAGGTCTATTCAAAAAGGTGCAAAACTATAAATGTTGCGCTCACTTATACCTTTGGGCTTTTATGTCACAGAGTAATTCAAACTTTCTGGAGCTTGCTATGGTATGTTTATTAAGTTGCTATACTATATAGGGAAAATAAACATTATAATACATAGTTATACTTATATTAACACATTTGTCAACACTTATCTTGCATTACCAGATAAATCGTACACAAACTTACCAGTGCGGATTGCCTCCATTATTGCATCTTGGTTTGTTTCGTACTCTTTAGCTGACATTGCTTGAACAGCAGACTCACGTAAGTAGTCACTAGTACTATCTTCTTGTGGCTTTGTTCGTGTACTTCTTGTATTAGTAGCACGAGCCGCATCTTTTGCTGATGGTGCTTTCTTCTTGCCAATTCCCATGTCTGCCTTATACAGATCAATGGCTCTAGCAGCAGCACGAGCATCATTATCATTTTCATAGAGAGCATCTTGTATCCACTTAGGTTGATCTTCAGCCCAGTTATGAAACTCATCAGTCTCTCTTATCTCATTAAAGTCAGGATGTATACTAAGAAGTTCAGCTTCCGCTTTTTCTTTGTGTACATTTAACTGCATAGTATCTATTTCTTTTACACGTTTGTCAAGTATTTCCGTTTGCTCTCGTGCTTTTTTAATAGCTATAGTTTCTACTATTGCAGCTACATCAGGATAGCGTTTCGCCCATGCTTCAATATCCTCATCCGACTTTGGTAAACTTATTTCCTTATGAGTAGATGCTTCCAGTTGTTTTTTAAGTGCGTCTACTTGTGTTTGTAGGTCGCTCTCTTTTTGTTGGGAGTGTCTACGTAAATCACCGTACCGCTTTTTGAAAGTTTTTTCTTCAGCAGTCTTAGGTTCAGCTTCGTCAGGCTCTGCCTCTTTAGCTTCTCCCTTGTGATCTTGAATAAGTTCCTTTAACTCTTCTTCGTCTTGTTTAATCCTATCGTCATTAGCGGTAGGTCTATCAACAAATGCAACTTTCTTAGGTGTTGCTTCCTCAGTCATAACAGCAGCTTCAGCCATTGTCGTTCTCCTTTTCTAGGGCAATCGTAGCCAATATGGGGGATTGGTAGCCAGATTATATGTGGTCTATTTCTTTTTAGAGGCTAGTCCACCTTTCCTCTTCTTAGTAGGTTTAGTTTTCATTTTAGCTAAACCTCCAGACTTAAAGCCTTTACCGCCTACATAACCTTTACCTGTAAGCTGTCCTGCTTTTATCTGTTGTTCTTTTTCTTCTTTTTCTTTTTTATTTTTAGCTACTATATCTGTACCTTTTGGTTCTATGCCTTTAGTATTAACACCTGCACCTGATGTATATAAATAATTTTTAGGGTCTACTTCAGGAGCATTAGAACTAACGTCTGGTCCTGCCATACCCTTTGTTGCATCAGAAGTATAAGTTAATTCACTTGGAGTAAAACTAAAATCTGAAGGAGGTTTATTCTGATCTGAAGAAGTTACATTAGCAGAAGTTGATACAAAGGGTTTAGCTGTTAAATTAGATGACATATCTGATGGTTGAGTCTTTTTATTTATTCCTGAAAAAGGTACACTTGTTTGCCTACTTCCTACTGTAGGAGTAGAAACAGCATCTGACAGCCACTTATCTCCTACAGTCTTAGGATCTATAAAGAAAGGTTTTCCTTTTGATGGTGGTTTAAATCTATCCGATTCATCACTTGTTATAGTTCCTCCATACGTAGGCGATTCAGGTGGTGTTACATCTTGTAATTCAGTAGACGGTGAGAATGGTCCTAGATTAACTGGAGGTTCTCCTGAACCTTTAGGTATTGCATCCTCCTCAAATGTCTTTGTATCTAAATTAACTTTAGCTAAATAGTTTAATATTCTTTCTGTAGAACCTAGACCTGTAGTATTTATGCCTTCTGCTTCTAATTCATAACGTCTAAAAAATATAGGTTTGTTTGTAGTAGGATCTTCTACTCTAAATAAATCCATATTTGATGATCCAGTTCCACCTACATCTCCCATATATTGAATATTACGATTCATATAATTTACATTACCAGTATTTTCAAACACATTTGAAATAGGTGTACCAGTTGCTTTGTCTGTAATTTTAGCTGCTCTAATTTTATCTTCATCTAAGTATAAGAAATCTTTATTCGGATTATCTTTAGATTTACCATAATGATCTCTTCTAAGAGTAGTTATAGCAGTATCTAAATTTGAATAAGATTGACCATCAATTATAATTCTACCATCTTCTAGTAGTTTTACTTTAGACTTTTCTAATATTGTATTTAATTCTGTTAAATCTTCTTTAGAATCTTTATCTTTTTCATTTGGAGTTGCAAAGGGTAAACCTATTAATGAACTAATAGATTGTAGTATTGAAGTCTGTGGTTTTTCTACTGTAAGATATTTAACTAACGCTGCTTTTTCAAATGCAGTTAACTCTTTACCGCCTACTGTTCTACCTGTTTCTCCAGTAAAAGGATTATCCATTTCTACTTTTACTTCAGGAAACATATTAGTGTTTAACGCTTCTTTTGCTATATTACTTCCTGTCGCATAACTTACATTACCAAGTAATGCCATTGGTGTAAAAGATAATATTTTAGCACCAAGATTTTCTTGACTTTGTGCATTGCCTAACCAATCTTCCGCAGCGTATTGATCAAACCCAGTTCCTCTACGAGCATTAACTTGTGGATCAAATCCACGCATTTGTACATTATCCCTTGGATCTTGTACTGCTTGTGTAGGAGCTTCTACTTTAGGAGCTTCAGGAGATAGTACTTGTTTAGCAGTAGTTGTAGAGGTAGTATCTCCTACCGTACCATCAGGGTTAATTAACGGTGTAGTAGGCATAGCTATATTACGTCTACCAGAACGTATAGGCACAGCTTGTGGGCTAGATAAATTTCTAAACTGTGTACTCATACCACCAGTTTGTAACTTTTGTGGCTCATCGTTTTCTTCTTGTCCACCTGCAATTACTACAAGATCTGCCATACCAAATGGTAAATCATCAGGCATAGTAGCTTCATCAGAGTTACCCATTTGACCCATTTGTTCCATACGCTTTAAGCCCATCTTAGCGTTTTGTCGCATCTCCATAAGTGTTTCTAAACCTATATATCGTGTAACATCAGCAGGAAATACAAACTCTCCTTCACTTAGCATAGTCGGAATATCATCTTTAACTTCTTCTTTTAAAGAACCAGATGGTACTTCATTACCAGAGGTAGGTTCTACCTGTCCTCCCTCATCTTCTAATCCACCATCTTGCATAAAAGCTAGTTCCATTTGCATTGGAGTTTCTCCTTTGTTAAACTTTTCCACCCTGTGAAGGTGGTCTTATTTTATCTGGATTGATCTTACCTGTTTCTTTATCAATCTCATATCTTTGTTTAGCAGCATTAATATTTATATATGTACCTAAACCTGTTTCTTCTTTATAATTTTTATCTAAGTTTTCAACGTCATGTTTCCAATCTAAATAATTGTTTCGTATTTTTATACCTGTTTCTGACTCACCTAATAAATCTAATAGTTTATCTTCTCCTATTTCCAAAGCTCTTAATGCTAGATACTCCCATCCTTTAGGATCTCCTGCATAGTCTGCTCTATTTTTTTGATACTTAGCTTCTTCCAATGGTTCATCTTCTGGATAATTCTTATAGTGTTCACGCAAACCTTTTTGTTCGTACAGCCAATCTTCATATGGGCTATCTAAAAGAGGACTAGGATCTACCTCTTGTACTCTCCCCCATCCTACGTCATCTGTAGGAACAAGACCACCGTCAGCAAATCTTAGTCTTTGTTTGTCTGGATTAAAATCAAAGTCTTGAACGTTTACCGTTCTTGCAGGAGAAACTGTATGTATACCTTTGTGTAATTCTTTTTGTCCTGTTTTAGGATTACTTTTATAAAATAAATGCTCAGCAAAATTTACATCTGAAGGTAATTCTATTTCTCCCACTTTAATAGCATTATTTGTTTCTGATGTCAATTCATTTAAAGACTTTTTTAATGCGTCTTCATATACTGATTTTACTCTATTTTCTGCTCCTTCATTAGGCAAAAGCATATCTTCAGGTTCTATTTCCTGTCTAAGAGCATCATCAACCGTTACTTTATTTTCTTTAAAAAAAGCATCTAACTCTTTTCCCGATAACTCATCTCCTGCAGATTTGTCTTTAGCAAATTGTCCTCTTCTTATATAATATATATCTTTCCAATTTGGAAGAACCACTTCATCTATACCTAATTTTTTAGCTAATGCTATATTAGCCAAAACCATTTTTTTAACGTATTCTTTTCTTGATACTACAGGAGACATTCCTTTAATTCTATCTCCTTCTTTACCTAATATAGTAGGACCGCCTCTATAAATTAAAGGATTTACTTGTTTCATCATATTTGAAAAGTCACTAGCACCATTAAAAAATGCATCAAACATATCAGTACGAGTAAAATCTTGTATTTGAATTATATTGTCAGAGATTTGTTCATACAAAGGTCTTCGACCTACTTTACCGTACTCGTGTCTAAAGGGTGTAGTTACAGGACGATTATCTACTTTTACATGGGGTGCATTATCTATAAGTGATCCTCTCTGATTAATATTATTTTTTAGTACATCTTTACGTATAAAATTAAATTCTTCTGGTGTAGGCAGACCATATCTACTAAACACCTCACTAAATCTATGTGGTTTAGAATTTATAACTTCTGTAGACCTTTTCCTGCCTTTCGTAGAAAAGAAATCCATATCCCTATCGTCATAGGCAATATTTTTTATTTTTTCAGATATATTTTTTTTGTCTACCATACGCAAATTATAATACTTTTTATACTCAACTGGAGAAATGCTAGTAAATAATTTAAGCTCATTTATATCAATATTAAAATCATCTGATGGGGTAATACCTGACCTCGGACCATGTGTTTTGTTAAATTTTGCAGGTAATTCATCAGATGGTTTAGTTAAATATTTTGCATTAGATTTTATTTTACTCAACATTTTAGAAAGATTAAATTGGGAAGTATCACCAAACTTATTTTTATATGCCTTGGTCGTACTATCTATATTATCTACTAAAGTTTCTACGTAGTTGTCTAGTTTTGTTATCATATAATTTGTTTTAATTGCGGTATTTATAATATCTTGATATTTAAGATACTGCATAGTATGTGCCGCTATATCTTCAGGAGTAGTTAATTCATCAAACTTTGCTAGTACTGCATCTCTTTTATTTATAATCTTTTTTAAATCGACTTGGCTATCTATATTATTAATTAAGTTAGTATATTCATTTTTAGTAATTTCGTCCATATTCAAAGCATCATCAGAATTAGCTTTACTCATTTTTTTTACAAGTTCTTCTACTTTAGGAGAAATATGATTTAAAGCGTTTTGCTCATTAGTAAACCACGATAATTCTTTTTTAAGTTTTTCTTTAAATCCCTGCACTCTTGTTGGATTATAATGATTATTAGTAGCGTCATATATTTTATCAGCGTCAGGTAATCTAGTTAAATCATCACCTTCTCTAATAGGAACATTTCTATCTATATTTAAACTTTTTCCATATTGAAAAGAATCATCATAATAGTTACGTATTATATTTAACGGATTATCTTTAGGTATTACATATTCACTTACTGGATCGACTACATTAACACTACTTTTAAATTTATTTTTATGATTTTTTGGCATTAAAATAGAATCTATAAAAGCATCTTCGTGTGTAAGATCACCTAACTCTACACTATATATAGTACGTCCTTCATCATAAGAAGAAAGACTTTCTGTATTCTTACTAAATTGAAGTTGCAGATTATCATCCATAAACATTCTATTAAAGTTTTCTTCGCTTATATCCCTTAAACCTTCTCCTCTAACAGGGAAGGTAATAGATTTTTTATCATGTTCTCCTACTTTTAAATTTGCTGCATCTTCTGCAGGACCACTTTGTATTTCTTCCACCACTATTCTCTTTTTTCCATCAGGAAATGTCCTAAGAGAAGAACGACTATGTGCCATTACATTTTGATTACTCCAATGTTGTTCGTCTGATATTTTTAATCTACCATTAGCTTGTAACATTAATTCAAAATAATTTTCTTGTGGTAAAGCTCCACGTTTTAAAACCTCATCTATACGTTGATACTCAGGCCATTCGCCTTCTGGATAAGCTTGTCTTCCATATTGATCAGGTAATTGATGTGATTTTACTTTATAAGTTTCAAATTCAGGATTTAACATATTGAGAACTTCATCTTTAGTATATATTTGATTTGGTTTAAGTTGATTTATTATATCACTAAATTCTATTTCAGACGCAGTTACATTAGAAGCACGTTCAAACATATTACTAATACTTTGTCCTGTAGCTCCCTTTTTACCTATAGGCATATTTTCTATAGCATCTCTTAAAGGACTAAAAAATTCTGTTACTAAATGTTCGTCCTGCATATGTTTTGCTCTAGGAACGTCATCATAAACAGATTCTTTATTAACCTCTGCCTTTTTTACTTTTACCTTTTCAGGAGCAGACCTAATAAGAGGAGTAATTCTATCTTTAGCTTTAGCCATTTGACTAGCTGTTTTAGTAATAGGTTTAGTAACTGGACCTAAACCCAAAAAGGTAGCTGCGGCAGCAGTACCGTACAAAGCACTCATACCGTAATTGCCTTTTTTCCATTCATTAAATGCATCTAGTCCTGCAGTAATACCACCTGCAGGTGACATCTCTGTACCAAATACTGCTTGCTCTGCTCCTATATAATCGTTAGGAGAAAGTCCTAATGCAGCTTGATACTGCTTTTGTCTTAGTACATTTTCATCTTCTTCTATTCTAGTTTTAGCTCTAAGGTTTTCTTCTTCTCGTTGTTTTCCTAATTCTTCAGCTTGCTCTTGCCCTTGCATAGAATATGGTTTATAAAAATCAGGGAGAGGATTAGCACCACTAGGTA